CTGATAGAGAGGCTGAAAGAGTATTAGAATCTTTAAATCCTTTGACTTTAGAGAAGCTTTACAAACTAGCAGTAGAACATGACATCGTTAACCTATAAGCCAGACGGCGAAATATTAAAACAGTTCATGAAAGATGACTCTTTCTTTAGAGGATTAAGAGGACCAGTGGGTTCAGGCAAATCAGTAAGTTGTTGTATAGAAATAATGCGCAGAGCATTACAGCAAAAAAAAGGAGAAGATGGTAAACGTAAATCTAGATGGGCTGTTATTCGTAATACTAACCCACAGCTTAAGACTACTACCATTAAGACTTGGTTAGATTGGTTTGAAGAAGAACATTGGGGAAACTTTGCTTGGTCTGTACCTTATACTCATATGATTAAAAAAGGAGATATTGATCTTGAAGTTATCTTTTTAGCCCTAGATAGACCAGAAGATGTTAAGAAACTATTGTCATTAGAATTGACAGGAGTGTGGATTAATGAAGCGAGAGAGATACCTAAGTCAATTGTGGATGCTTGTACTATGCGTGTTGGACGTTATCCTAGTATGCGTGATGGTGGTCCTAGCTGGTATGGTGTTATAGCTGATACTAACCCTCCAGATACAGATCATTGGTGGTCAATACTATCAGGAGAAGCAATAATTCCTGATTATATTACTAAACAAGAAGCTAAGATGTTAGTTAAGCCAGATACATGGAGATTTTTTAATCAGCCTCCAGCAATGATAGAAATAACTGATAAAGAAAATCATGTACAAAGTTATGAAAATAATAACAAAAAAGAAAATGGCAAAAATCTTACAAAAAATTATTATGAAAGTATTATACGAGGTAAGACTAAATCATGGATAGATGTTTATGTATTAAATAAACTAGGACAAATTGAGGACGGTAAACCTGTATATGAAATGTTTAGACAAGATGTTCATGTTGCAAATGGGGATATAGCTTCTATGCAACAAACACCAATCTATGTAGGTATAGATTTTGGTTTAACACCAGCGTGTGTTTTTGGTCAAAAAGTAAGAGGTAGATGGTTAATATTAGACGAATTAGTTGCTGAAGATATGGGTATACTACGCTTCAGTGATTTAATAAAATCTAAAATGGCGGAATATTTACCAAGAGATTTTGTTATATTTGGCGATCCAGCTGGCGATCATAGAGCACAAACAGATGAATCAACACCTTTTTCAATACTGAGAGGACGTGGTATTAATGCTAGACCTACACATTCAAATGATGTAACACTAAGATTAGAGAGTGTTAATGCAACATTATCTAGAATGATAGATGGAGAATCTGGAATATTAATAGATCCAAAATGTGTAAACTTAATTAAAGGATTTAATGGAGGATATCATTACAGAAGAATGCAAGTTTCAGGGGAAAGATACGATGAGAAGCCTAACAAGAATAGGTTTTCCCATGTACACGATGCTTTACAGTATCTGTTATTGGGCGCTGGGGAGGGAAGAAACTTGACTGTTGGTAATAAAAGTAGTAAACCTGTGATAGCGAGAAAGAATTTTAATGTTTTTGATTTAAAACCAAAAACTATTTATGAGAGGAGAAAGTAATGTGTAGTTTCGGAGGAGGACCAAGTTTACCACCACCACCACCACCACCAGATCCAGCTATTGAAGAAGAAGCAAAAGCAAGACGTGCTCGTATTAGAAGAGAAGAATTTGCAGAAGCAAGAAGATTAAAAGAAGAATCTTATGAAGATAGAGTAGCTTCCGTTTATGGAAAACGTGGTAGAAGAACACTTCTAACAAGTAGAAAAGGCGGAGAGGGATTTGAAATAGACAGAGGTTTATTAAGCAAAACTGATTTAGGTGTATAATGCCAGTTGAAAGAATACAAACAGAACAAATAAATTATTCAGAATCTCCAGTAAAACAATTACTTAAAAGATATGAATATGCAAAACAAGTAAAAGATCAATGGAATAGCACATTTGAAGAGTGTTATGAATATGCTTTACCACAAAGAGAAAGTTTCTTTACAGAGACTCCAGGCAGAAGAAGAACAGATCGTATATTTGATGAGACAGCAGTAGTTGGTGTACAAGAGTTTGCCTCAAGATTACAGTCTGGCATTGTACCAAACTATGCTAGATGGGCTGATTTTGTAGCTGGTACTGAAATTCCTAAAGAATTACAAAAAGATGCGAATCTTTTGTTAGACCAAGTAACTGAATATGTGTTTGAAATATTACAAAACTCAAACTTTTCTCAAGAAGTACACGAATCATTTTTAGATATAGCATTAGGAACGGCTGTTTTATTGGTTGAAGAGGGAGATGCAACAAATCCTATTGTGTTTAAATCAATACCTTTGCCTCATGTTTATTTAACATCTGGTCACGATGATAAAGTTGATCATGTTTTTAGAAGAAGAAAAATAAAAGCTAAAGAATTATCAGTAGCATATCCAGGAGCAAAGTTTGAAGATAAACTAGTAATGGATATACAACAAGCACCAGATAAAGATTGCGAAATAATTGAAGTAGTTTATAGAAATTATTTTAATATCAAAGAAGAAGAATATAGATTTTGTGTAATACACAAAGAGCATGAAGTTAAAATATACGAAGAAGATTTTACTGGACTTGGTTCAAATCCTTATATTGTTTATAGATGGAGTAAGTGTTCTGGAGAAACATATGGAAGAGGACCGTTGATGTTAGCTTTACCAGCAGTAAAAACTGCTAATCTAACTGTAGAATTAATACTTGAAAATGCACAGATGTCGATATCTGGGATGTATCAAGTAGAAGATGATGGAGTAATTAATGTTGATAACATTCAATTAATACCAGGGACGGTTATCCCAAAAGCTGCTGGATCGCAAGGATTAACACCGATAGCACCAGCCGGTAACTTTAATATTTCTGATTTAGTATTAAGAGATATGAGAACTAATATTAAAAAAGCCCTGTATAACGATATGTTAGGCAATCCTAATGAAAAAACACCTATGTCTGCTACTGAAGTAGCTGAAAGACAGGCAGATTTATCAAGACAAATAGGCGCTGCATTTGGCAGATTACAGTCAGAAATGGTAGCACCTGTATTACAAAGAGTAGTATATATACTTAAAAAACAAGGTAGGATCAAAATACCTACAATAAATGGTAGAGAGATTAAAATACAATCTTCTAGCCCATTAGCACAAGCACAACATCAACAAGATGTGGCTACAATTGACAGATTTTTAGCTATGATACAAGGCAGAGTAGGTCCAGAACTTACTAATATTCTAATAAAACAGGATGAGGTTGCTAAATATGTAGCTAAAAAATTAGGTATTCCAGAAGAATTAATACGTTCTACGGAAGAAATGCAAGCTGCTGCACAACAAATGCAACAGATGATGCAACAACAACAAATGCAACAACAAGAGGAGGGAACGCCTCCTCAATAGGAGTTAATATGACAGAGAAAAAGCCCGATATGCTAATTGGTTTAGATGGTATTAAGCGTAAACCAAAAGATGAGGAGAACTTAAATACTTTGTTTTACAAAATGTTTAACACACCAGGCGGTTCCGAAATCTTAAAACATCTTAAATCATTAACAATAGAAGCAGTAGGTGGACCAGAAATATCTGATACATCACTAAGACATTTGGAGGGACAACGATATATTGTTGGTTTAATCCAAAGGAGATTTAACAAAGGCGTAAGTCAAAATATGATACAGGAGAATAAAGATGTCTGAAGAACAAGCACCAGTTACTGAAGAAGTAACACAAGAACAACCAGTACAAGAAGATGTTTCACGTGAAACATTGCCTGAAAGACCAGAAGAAGTACCAGAAAAATTTTGGAATGCAGAAACTGGAGAAATAAGGATAGAAGATTTAGTAAAATCTTATAATCATGTAGAAAAATTATCTACTGGTAAAAAAGAAGAACTAAGAGAAGAAGTCTTAAAAGATTTACAAAATGAAGCAATCAAAGATTTGCCGGAATCAGCAGAAGCATACACTCTACCTAAATTAGTAGAGGGTATAACCGAAGAAATGGTAGAAGATAACCCACTTACTGGATGGTGGCGTAACAAATGTCATGATATGGGTTTAGATCAAGAACAATTTGAAGATGGAATCAATCAATATGTTGATTTAATGTTAGGAAACCAGCCTAATTTAGAAGATGAAGTCAAAAAATTAGGAGAAAATGCAAATGCTAGACTAGATGCTGTATCTGCATTTACAAATTCTAATTTTACTCCAGAAGAAAATGAAATTATTAATACAACTCTTGGAACTAATGCAGTAGGCATAGGTATTCTTGAGAAAATAATTAATTTAACTAAGTCTAGAGTAAGTAATGCTGATGCAGTAGCACAACCACAAAGAGAGTTAACTGTAGCTGATGTAAAAGCAATGATGAATGATAAAAGGTATTATGATTCAAGGTATAGAGAGCCAGACTTTGTTAAGAAAGTAGACGAAGCATGGAATAGATTGAATACTGTTGGAAGTATTTAATGCTTTATGTAGAAAAGGGAACACCAGCTCATGCATTCGAGCTGGCGTTCAAGTTACGATCACTAGACAAATATGAAATTGCTCTCAATAATCATACACCACTAGATGCTTTAATTAATCCTTTTAGATTTACTAGACCTAATGTAAATACTTACACTGTGTTAGATAATGGTAGTGTTGTTGCAATGTTTGGTGTTGTTTCTAATAGATATAATATAAAACATGGATCTGTTTGGATGTTATCTTCAGAAGAATTAGATAAAAATTGGTTTTATTTCAGTAAAAGAACAAAAAAGTGGTGTGATTATTTCTTATCAGACTATGAATTTGTATACAATTACATAACAAAAGAACATAAAAACAATATAAAATGGTTAAAATGGCTTGGTTTTAGCTTCAAAAGTAAGAATATTATTGTCAAAGATGTAGAATTATTGTATTTTTATAAGAAGATACCTAATGTATCTAAAAATATACAGCCCATTTTAGGGGATATCGGTCCAATTTGGACAACCGAGATAAGCTAAAAAAGGACAACTGTTAGTTTAACAATTAACAATTTGGAGGCTTAATATGGCTACGCAAATTAGTAATGCGTTTATTAAGCAGTTTGAAGCTGAAGTCCACATGGCTTATCAAAGGATGGGTTCCAAACTGCGTAATACTGTACGCCAATCTAATAACGTAACAGGCAACCAAGCAAGATTCCAGAAAGTTGGCAAAGGTGCGGCGTCTACTAAATCTAGACACGGACAAGTCAACACTATGGAAATAACACATTCAACAGTAGATGTTACACTATCTGATTACTATGCTGCCGACTATGTCGACAACCTAGATGAAATCAAAACTAACATCGACGAAAGACAAGTGTTAGCTACATCTGCTGCGGCTGCTTTGGGACGTAAAATGGACCAATTAATTATTGATGTCTTAGATGCTGGATCAAACTCGAACAATGTAGTACACGGATCTGCTGCTTTAACATTAGCTAAAGCATTAACTGTGTATGAAGCATTTGGAGAGGCTGATGTTCCAGACGATGGACAAAGATACTTTGTTGTTTCGCCTGCTGGCTGGGCTGACCTATTACAAATAGATCAATTCAGTAGAGCAGAATATGTGGGAGAACAAGATTTACCTTACGCTGGTGGTATGACTGCTAAGCGTTGGTTAGGATTCTTGTGGTTTACACATTCGGGACTTTCTATATCTAGTACCACTAGAGATTGTCACGCTTACCATATGTCATCGGTAGGTTTGGCAACTGGTTCAGATGTAAGAACGGAAATGAACTATGTACCTGAAAAGGTCAGTAACTTGATTACGTCATACTTTAGTGCTGGAGCTGTCATGATTGACAACGATGGTGCTATTGAATGTCAGATCACTGAATAAGGAGGGATATCATGGCATTAGATGCAACTAACTTAAAAAAGATAGCTGGTGCTGGTAACCAAAATCTCTTTGTTTACCAAAGTACTGATGCTGTAGGTACAATTGCTGGTTCTGGTTATTTTAATAACTCAACAGATGACCTTAAGCAATTCGATGTTATCTTATGTGTAGGTGCCACTGGTGGTACTGCAACTGTAGATGTATTGATTGTTTCATCTGCAACAGGAGCTGCAACTGTAACTTGCACTAACGGAACGTAATGTTTCAGGGGGAGGGTTTCCTTGTTTATCTCTCCCCCACTTAAATTATGAGTGATAGTAAATTTGACATATGTAGTAAGGCTTTAGTATTAGTAGGTGCTAATACAATAACTTCTTTTTCTGAAAATACTACAGAATCAAAAGTAGCTAATCAACTTTATGAATCTACTTTGGAAAATATGTTAACAAGATCCAGATGGAGATTCTCAGCAAAACAAGCACAATTATCAAGAAATGCTTCAGCTCCAACAGCAAGATGGTCTGCTAAATATGCGGTACCATCTGGAACGTTATTAATACATACAGTAACAGTTAATGATAATGTTATCGAATTTGATAGATATGAATCAGATATATTATGTGATGCATCATCTAGCGATACTGTAGTAGCTGATTATACATTTCAACCATCAGAAGCTAATTTTCCTCCATACTTCAAACAAGCTTTAATATTTGAACTTGCATCACTATTTGCTGGAGCAATAGCAAGAAATGATAAATTATCACAATTGTATCAACAACGTGCTATCGCACAGTTAGCAATAGCAAGAGCGCAAGATTCACAAGCACAAACTACAAGGAAAGTAGATACCACAAGATTTAGGAATAGGAGGAATGCTGGACCTTTAGGAACAATAAAGGCAACAGTATCATCTTAGATGGCAATTGCTAGAATTACTCAATCAAACTTTAATAAAGGCGAAATAGATCCAAAATTAATTGCACGAGCTGATATACAAACTTATGGATCAGCATTAAAAAAAGCAAGAAATGTAATAGTAAATAACCAAGGTGGTGTAGAGAGGAGACCAGGATCTGTATATCGTGCTGATCTTGGAGCATCATCAAGATTAGAAACATTTATTTTTTCTGAAAGCCAAGAATATATATTTGCATTTCAAAATACAGTACTAAAAATATATTCAACAAATGGTACATTATTGCAAACTATAAGCTCATGTCCTTGGACAACTAGTAATTTATTTGAATTAAACTACACACAACAAGGCGATACTATGATTG